ATCGTGCGCCAGTACGACATCAACAACGACATGTTCCCCTGCCGTATCGACGTTCTCTACGGCTGGAAGACGGTCTACCCGGAACTGGCTTGCCGGATCCAGCGGTAACCGCAGGAACAAGAAAGGAAAGGAGAAATGGCTTTGGAAACTACGACGACTTCGAACAAGGTCAAAAATAGGAAGGTCGACTCCGACGGCGTCGATTTTGGTCAGGCTTCGACTGACTATATCGGCTTCTACGGGGCGACCCCCCTGGTTCAGCCCTCGGGTGCCAACCAGGCCGCACTAACCGACAACACGGTTGGAACTGTGTCGACGGTTCTTGCGGCTCTGACGGGTACCTATAACTCGACTCTCATCGTGAACGCGATTGCGTCGCTTGCCGCTCAGGGCAACGCGATTCGTAACGCGCTCGTGAGCTTGGGCCTGATCAAGGGATCTGCCTAAGCATGAAAGTCTTCGTCGCCACCCCCGTATACGACGGAAAGCTCCCCATCGAGACGGTTCGCTGTCTCTTGGCCGAGCAGGCCGTCGCCATTGGGGGTGGCGTCGATCTTCAGTTCAGACTCCTTCCTTCGTGCAGCCATCCGGCGATGGGGCGAAACCAGTTTGCCCAAGAGTTCATGGATTCTGACGCCGATCGGCTGGTGTTTTTGGACGCCGATGTGACTTTTGAGCCTGGAGCCATTCTCAAGATCGCGCTTGCGAAACAGGACTTCGTGGGCGGCGCGTACCGGTTCAAGACCGACGAAGAGATTTACCCGGTCATGTGGGAGCCCGGCCCCCTGCGCGGAATCAAGACGGGTGAGGCTACGGCGCTGCTCGAGGTTGCAAGCCTTCCTGGGGGGTTCCTGTCGCTCTCTCGAGTCGTGTTTGAGCGGCTTAGTGCTGCGCACCCAGATCGCGCCTACCAGCACTTCGGAAAAACCGCCCACGCTTATTTCCAGATGCCGTTTCATGATGGCTGGCTCTACGGCGAGGACTCTTACTTCTGCAAGGAATGGCGAGAGATCGGAGGCCAGGTCTTTTTAGACCCCGAGCTCGCCCTGACCCACTGGGAATTCAATAAACCCTATCCAGGCCACATCGGGAACTGGCTCAAGAGCCGTGCCCCGCTTCAGGAGGCCGTCTAGATGGCCAAGTCAAAATCAGACGAGAAGAAAGTAGCGATCAAGGGCTATCCGAGCTGGCGCTACCACGCTCAAAAGGAGCCCGTCATCGTTCAGAACGACAAAGAGGATGAGCTCCTCGGCGAGGGCTGGTCGGAGTCGCCTGCGACAGTGGGCTTAGAAGCTCAAGTCGTTCGCGACAAACTCGTCTTCGTTCCAAAGAAGGTTACGGCATGACCGGTCGAGATCTCGTTGCAGCCTCGCTGCGACTGATTGGGGTGCTGGCTTCAGGTGAAACGGCTGAGGCTCAAGAGGCCACGGATGGCCTCAGCACTCTAAACCGGATGCTCGATTCCTGGAGTAACGAGAGCCTGCTCATCTACACGAAGCCGCGCGAGGTCTTTAGCCTCGTTGCGGGCACATCATCGTACACGATAGGCTCCGGCGGCACGTTCAACACCTCGAGACCCCAGAAAATCGAGAACGCGGAACTCAGGCTGACCGATACCAGCCCGGTCATCGAGAAGCCGATCGCAATTGTCACAAAAGACGAGTTTGCCACCATCGTCAGTAAAACCACGACGAGCACGATTCCGATGTGGCTTTACGCCGAAGGAACCTACCCGCTTGAGACGATCAATCTCTGGCCGGTACCGAGCACGGCTTATCAGATTGCGCTCTATTCTTGGAAGCCTCTCTCTCAGGTCTCATCGCTCGACACAAGTTTGAGCCTGCCACCGGGATACGAGGAAGCGCTCGTTTACAACCTCGCGATGCGTCTGTGTCCTGAGTACGGGAAGACGCTGAGCGCCGAGGCTGCGCAAATCGCTCTTGAGTCCAAGGCCGCGATCCAAGTGCTGAACTCTAAGCCCCAATACTTGCGAGTCGATAGCGCGCTTCAGTCAAGACCTACGCGGTTCAACATCTATACGGGGGAACCTCGGTGAGACTCGCAGGTTTCATCGGACCGAGCTACGTCAGCCAGTCGGTGAACGTCGACTGCCAGCGCTGCGTGAATTGGTTCCCCGAGATCGATGACCTTAGAACCGGTAAAGAGGGCGAGGTAGCGTCCCTTGTCCCTACGCCTGGGCTCCTTCGCAAGCTCACGCTTCCGAACTCTCCTGTACGCGGGCTCTTTACGGCATCCAATGGCACCCTGTTTGCGGTTGGAGGCCAGAAGCTCTATTCAGTCTCTAGTTCATGGGTCGCAACGGAACTCGGATCGCTCAACACGAGCTCGGGCTCCGTTTCCATGGCCGACAATGGAATCTATGTATTCCTCGTCGACGGCCAATACGGGTACACCTGGAATCTCAACACAAGCACGTTTGCACAGGTAACGGATCCTGACTTCCCGGGCGCCGACCAGGTCACCTTCCAAGACGGCTACTTCATTTTCAATAAGCCTGACTCGCAAGAGTTCTTCATCTCGGGCTTAGACGATGTGACTTTCGATGCTCTTGATATCGCTTTTTCAGAGGGTCTTCCCGATAACGTCGTAGGTCTTGTTTCGCATCAGCAGAACCTCATTGTCTTCGGAAGCCAAAGCATCGAGGTTTACTACGACTCAGGCGACACCTTTCCGTTCACGCGCATGCAGGGCGCCGTGCTCGACGTCGGGTGCTCAGCCGTGTTCACGATTCAGAAGCTTCAGGACTCGGTTTACTGGATAGGTGGTGATGCCACGGGATCGGGCATCGTCTACCGTTCCGAGGGCTTTAAAGCGGTCAGGATCTCGACGTCCGCGATCGAAAGCGTGATCCGCGGGATGTCCTCTGATGACATCGCATCCTCTCGAGCCTTCGTTTACCAGCAGGGCGGACATCGCTTCTATTGCCTGAATCTCACGGGCGTAGACACAACCTACTGCTTTGACGCGACTACGGGTTTTTGGCACGAGCGCTCTTACCTCAACCTCTGGAGTCTCGAGCGCCATCGGGCGGACTGCCACGCTGTTGCCTATGGGCTTAACGTCGTGGGCGACTACGAGAACGGAAAGATCTACGCGCTTGACCCCGACACCCTGACGGACGACGGAACCTACATCAAGCGCATGAGGCGCTCTCCGCACGCCTCTGACGGGCTCGTTCGCATCCGCCACAACGCGATTCAGATCGATATGGAGACGGGCGTGGGACTTTCTGGCACAGGCCAGGGTACCGACCCCGTCATCATGGTTCGCTGGTCTGATGACGGGGGCCATGTGTGGTCCAACGAGTATCAGATGTCGATTGGCAAGATCGGCGCCTATACGACTCGTGCAATCAGGCGAAGGCTCGGCTCATCCCGTGACCGGATCTATGAAATCAGCATCACTGATCCGGTTAAGGCCGTCCTGATTGGCGCCGAGATCGACGTTGAGAAGGGGGTGGCCTAAATGGCCTCAAGCCTACCGCCCCCGCCCTATGGCGCGCCTCTCATCAATGACTTCGGTCTTTTGAATCCGATCTGGATCGGCTGGGTTCGCGATCTCTTTCAGCGAGTGGGCGGGAACATCGCCGACACGAACGACGAGCTCTTCACAGTAACCTCAGACCGGATTGCTACAGGCGCGGTAACAAGCCCGGCTATTGCCGCAAACGCCGTGACCGCAGCAGCCATTGCGGCATCGATCGCGGGAGCAGGCCTTTCGGGCGGAGGCGGATCATCGCTTTCGGTCAACGTGGACGGCAGTACGATTGAGTGCCCCGTCGATACGCTTCAGGTGAAGGACGGTGGCCTTGCCTTCGCAAAATTCCTCGCCACCGACTGGACCAAAAGCCTGGCCGCAAGCGGCTACCAGAAGTTTCCGTCTGGGCTTTATCTCCAGTGGGGGGTTACAAGCTCGCTCTCGTCGGCCACAACCACGACGATCAGCTTTCCGACCACGTTCCCCACGGCCTGCCGCCAGGTCGTAGTCGGCGTCCAAGGCAACTCGGCCGGCGTGACGACGAACACGGGTCATTACGGCACGGGCAACTACACAACCACAGGCTTTGATCTCTATAACCGGACGTCGGTTGCCTACACGTTCAATTATTTTGCGGTGGGGAACTGATGATTACGATCAGACCCTTTACCGAGAAGGATTGGCCGGCGGTTGAAGCCTGGTGGAAGCGATCGGGCGAGATCGCACCTCTTGGGCCCTCTTGGTACCCGATCGAGAGCAGCTTCATCGCTGAAGTAGATTCCCAGCCTGCTCTTGCGGTGACGGTCTATCTCACCAACACGCCCGAGGTAGCGTACACCGAGAACTTTATCGGTAACCCGGAGCTTAAGGGTTCTGACCGTAGGGCTGCGGCCTATCTCTTTTCCAATCACATCGCGGCATTCGCGAAGTCTCGCGGCTACAAGCGCCTTCTCTGTATGACCGATA